TAGAAAGTGATGACGGTAAACCTTTACCTGTAAGTGTTGAAAATATCTCTAAATTTGATTTTAGGGATTTAATGAAAATTTATAAGGAGGCAGGTTTTGACGAAGAAAATTCCTCTTTTTTAGGCAAGACAGTCCCAAAGCAGGGGGGCTAACAGAGGAACGCCTTATTTTACGAAAGAGAATTGATGACTGGGAAACTACAAAAGCACATATTTGTATTGAAATGCACTGGACTGAACAGGAGTTCCTTGAACAAAGGTGGAGTTTTCTAAAAAAGGTAATGGATATTTTCCGAAAGCGAAACCAAGAGATTAAAAGGGCAAATCGTAAAAGATAATAAAATATGGCGTTTGAAAGAGAATTAAAAACAGTAATTTCTGCGGAAGATAGAGCAAGCCCAGTGGTTGCGGGGTTTGGTGGGCAATTATCCAAACTCCAAAAGCAAGGAGCTAGTCTTATTAAAATTGGGGCAGGCGTAGCCGCAGTGGGTGCGGCTATTGGTTTTTCTTTTGTTAAGGCATCTAAGTCGGCAATTTCGTTTGAGGACGCCTTTGCAGGTGTTCGTAAAACTGTTGACGCAACAGAAGAAGAGTTTGAACAGTTAACCAATGCCTTCAAAAAACTATCAAAAGAAACACCGATTGCTTTTGAGGAGATGGCAAAGATTGGTGAAATAGCAGGAGTTCTTGGTATTCAAGGGGTTGGTAATATAACAAAATTTACAGAAACGATTTCTCTCATTGGTCCCACGACTAACTTAACAACAGAGGTGGCGGCGACTGCATTTGCGAGGCTTTTTACCATAATGGATGTCAACATTGACCAAGTTGATAAACTTGGCTCTGCGCTTGTAGGTCTTGGAAACAACTTTGCAACAACCGAAGCTGAAATAAGCGAAATGGCTTTAAGGCTTTCTGGTGCAGGAAGAATTATTGGGCTTTCGGTGCCTGATGTTTTGGGATTATCAGCCGCCCTTACTTCAGTCGGTGTTAAGGCACAGGCAGGAGGCACAGCCCTATCTCGTGCGTTCGCTCAAATGGCAGGTGCAATAGCCGCTGGCGGATTAGAATTAGATTTGTTCGCACAAGTTGCAGGAGTTGCATCGGTAGATTTTGCAAAAAGTTTCAAAGAAAAACCGATAGAGGCAATTATTACATTTATTAAAGGCTTGAAACAAATAACCGAGGAGGGGGGTAATGTGTTCGCCGCATTAGACCTTGTCGGCTTTATCTCAATTAGGCAAAAGGACGCCTTCCTGCGTCTTGCAGGAGCAGGTGATTTACTTACTCGTTCGGTTGCTCTCGCTTCAGAAGAGTGGGAAAAGAACACTGCACTAGTTGAGGAGGCACAAAAAAGATTTAAGACAGTCGCCTCACAAATTCAGATTGTTAAAAACAACTTTGATATTCTTGCGGCAGGGATTGGGGAACAGCTTTTACCAATAATTCGGGCGATTGCAGGCTTTCTAACAAGGATGGCGCAAAGATTTGATGGACTTTCAGTGACACAGAAAAAAACTATTACAGTGGTTGGAGTTCTTGCTTCCGCTTTTTTACTTCTCTTTGGCACTGGTCTTGTTTTAACTGGCACATTTATTTTATTAGGATTTGCGGCGTCAGCTATGGGTGTAGCTATTTTGCCAATAATAGGAATTGTGGCGGCGGTGGCGGCAGGAATTATCGCATTAGGCGTTGCAACATTTTTCTTAGTGCGTAGTTGGGAAACATTTAAAACCAAAACAATTGAAATTTGGAGTGCAATAAAAGAATTTTTTGTTGAAATATTCGCTTCTATAGGACAAGTTTTTGTTGAGGGTGGCAATCAAATAAAAATAATTTGGAGTTCATTTTTGGAAACATTAACGGAGGTTTGGCAATTTACTTGGATATTCATTCAAGAATTTATAAAAAATATTTTAGGTTTAATTGTGGGAGCTATATTGCTCGCACTTGATTTATTGATACCTAATTGGAGTGACAGATTAAAAAGTATATTAAATATTACCAAAATAATATTTAATGCAATTAAGAATTTCGTAGTTGTTGCAATAACAGGAATTAAGGATTTTATTATAACCACTATTACAGCCCTACAAACGATATGGAATACTATATGGTCAAGTATCCAAACATTCTTTGAGGTTGTGTTTGGCGGAATTAAGGAATTTTTAGAACCAACATTAAACTCAATCAAAGGCACTTGGGAAACAGTGTGGGGCGGTGTTCGTGACTTCTTTATAAATGTTTTTGACGCAATAGCGGAGAAAGTATCAAGCGTTGTTAGTTTCATTGAAACACAGGTTAATAGATTAAAGAGTTTAGTTGAAACCGCTCAGCGATTTGCCGCAACAGCACTTGGAGCAGTGGGTGGTTTTGGCACTTCACTTATTGAAAGTGGCAGGAGAGCAATTGGTATTGATGACGCAATAATAAGACCCGATGGACAGATTATTACAACAAATCCTGATGACTTTCTTATTGCCACACGAAACCCCTCTGGTCTAGGTGGAACTATTATAAATATCACAGGCAACACTATTGTTGGCGGTGATGTTGATGAGGTTGCAAGAGTTATTGGCGACCAACTTATTGAGCGTCTTAATTTGAATTTGAGAATAGCGTAATATGGCAGTAACTATAAAAATAGCAACTGTAGACCGAACATCGCTTATTGATTGGAAAAGTTTTAGGTTTAACCAAGCACTCACTAACCAAATTGATACTGTAAGTTTTATAATAAGACGATATGATAGTAAAACATTCAAGCCATCTTTATTAGATGATATTGAAATTTTAGAAGATGCTGTAAAAGTGTTTGGCGGTAAAATAGTAAGGTCAGAAGAAGTTATTGACGGCAGGTTAGAGGCAATACGATTGACCTGTAAAGACCATTCACACGAAATGGATAGTGCTTTGGTTGTTAAAACATTTGAAGACACAACAGTTGATGTTGTTATTGCCGATATTGTTTCAACTGTCTTACCTGCAGGATTTTCTTCAAACGTAACTGTAACCAATGCAATAAATTTTGTTGCGTTCAATTATGAACAGCCGAGCAAGGTGTTTCAACAATTGGCAGAGTTGGTGGGCGCAGATTGGTTTGTTGATGAGGATAAAGTTATTCAGTTTTTCCTTAAAGCATCACCCACAGCACCATTTAATTTAAGTGATACTAATGAAAAATACATTTGGAACTCGTTGAGGATAAATCGTGATGTAAAGAATTTGCGTAATGTAATATTCGTAAGAGGTGGCACATTTTCAGGTGACACATTTGAGGAAATACAGGAAGCAGACGGTGTAAAGGAAACATTTGACTTTGGTTTTAGGTATAAAGATGTTGATTGGTTTGTGGATAGAGGTTCAGGTTTTGTTGCCGAAACTTTTGGCATTGATAATATTACAGACCCGACAACCGTAGATTGGAATTATAACTTTCAGGAAAAAGCTATGAAATTAGCTGCGGGCACAATACCGTCAGCAACAGATAAAACAAAAATTACTGGTTTGCCTCAAATACCTGTAATTATTCAAAGTAAAGATAATGTTTCAATCGGTAATTTTGGTGAGTTTGAATTTAAGATTATTGATAAATCACTTGATAGTAAAGAGGGAGCAAGAGATAGAGCAAGAGGTGAATTGATTGCGTGGGCAGCTCAAATCAATGAGGGAAGTTTTAGAACAAGAGAAAGCGGTTTGAGAGTAGGTCAACAAATAAAAGTTCAAAGCACAATAAGAGGTTTAGATGAATTTTTTGTAATATCACGAATAAATACACGGTTTGATAAGCCCGATAGATTTATTCACGATGTTGTTTTGGTAACCATTCGCACATTCGGTATGGTAGAATTTTTGCAAGATTTACTCATTAAAAAGGATAAGGAAATTGAAATTCAACCTAACGAGGTTTTGGATAAAATTGAGAGTGCATTAGAAACAATTACTTTATTAGAGAGTTTTATTCTTCTAACGGAACATAATAAGCAGACTGAAACGATAAATTTGGCTGAATTAACAACTGTTCAAGCATTAAATTTTGCTACTGTTTTTGTTTATGCACCTTTTCCTGTGCCAACAGGATTTAAGCGAGAGGGAAAATATGACGGTGCAGTTTATTCTTAATTTGGTATAATGATGAATATGGAAAATATCGTGCACAAAGAAAAAGAGGGAGCTAAAATAAAAGGTATTTGGAAATTTACCATAAGGGACGCCAAAACAGGTGAACTTAAACGTATCTATAACTATGAAAATTTAATACCAACCGCAGGTAGGAATAATATCGCAAAGGCACTCGCAGGCGATTTATCAGCAATTTCAGAGACAGAGATAAACTTCACCTCATTAGGTTCAGGTGTAACCGCACCCGCTAATGGCGATACAACCCTTGAAACCGAGGTGTTTCGTAAGGCGGTTGCCTCATCAACCTCATCATCAAATCAATTATTCGTTACCGCATTTTATATTGCTGTTGAGGCGGTAGGAACGCACAGAGAGGCAGGTTTACATATAGATGGCACAGCAGGTGTTGATACAGGTGTATTATTCAGCAGAGTTGCAATAAACGTCACAAAGACAATAACCGAAACTTTAACGATTGATTACACAGTAACCATTACATAATAATTATGGCAATAAAGACAAATCATTTAGCAGGCGAAACGATATTAGCGGATGATAGGAATGATGAAAATTCTGCAATAATTCTAAATCAGCATAATATTTTTGAATTGTTTTTGGAAAACTTTTTTTCAGCTAAAATAACACCGTTTCAAGGTTTATTTTTTGACGGCTTTTCTGATGAAACAAAGGTAGACGAAACTGAAACAGATTTAACTGCGGAAGCAAGTAGTGGTCAGGCAATTTTAGTTGTTACCTCAACAACTGATTTTTTGGTAGGACACGAAATAGATATTTTTGACGGCACAAACTTTGAGGCAAAAATTATACAAACAATAGATAGCGGAGTTCAAATAACATTAACAACCAACCTAGCAAACACTTACGCAATAGGCATAGAAATTAAAAGGTCAAGCGTTGATTTTGATACTCTAAATAAACTAATTAAAATTACCACGTCTTCACTGGCAAATACCGTAATTGATTTAGAAGCCAGTAGCAACCAGTCGCTTTCAATAACAGACGCTTCGCAAACAGGTTTAGATATTACAGGCGATATAACGATGGAATTGTGGGTTAATCTTGAAACTATTGGCGTAAACCACACGTTGATAAACAAAGCTGTTTCTGGAGGAAACCAAATAAGTTATATCGTTGAGGCACGAGGCAACAACAAAATACAGGTTCTTTGGAGTGGTAATGGTTCTACTACCAATGTAGAGCTAACTGATGCAGTAGTATTTTCTTCAGCTGGCGTTTGGATACACGTTGCAGTATCCATAGATGTTTCAGCAAAAGATTGCAAGATTTATATAGACGGGTTTTTGGTGGCTTCAACACTTACCGATAACGGTCAGACTTCAATTTTTAATAGCACAGCACCATTTGAAATTGGAGCAACCGACAATGGAGCCGCAGTTCACGCAGACGCTAAAATAGATGAGGTAAGAATTTGGGATATAGTAAGAACAGGCACAGAAATTCTTGATAATTTTGAAAAACAGTTAATTGGAAGTGAAACTAATTTACAGGCATATTACAGATTTACAAATGACTTACTAGACCAAACTTCAAACAATAATGATTTAACAAACAATAATGGTGCAGTATTTAATTCTGCCGATACGCCAATACTTACAGGTGACCCTATATTAAAATCAAATTATAGAAGTGAACTTCAAAGTTTTCAGCAACAAATGGAAAATGCTAACTTATGGGTGGTTCGCAGTTTCGTGGCTCAATTTAACCTTGATGCAAATATATCAGCAGGCGCTACAACATTAACTATATTGGGTGATGAAACAGGCACATTTGCCAATGGTGATACGATAGACATTTCAACTGATGATAATTTAACTCGTGAGAGAAAAACGCTTACCGCAGTTCCAACTTTTGGTGGCGGAGTTACCACGCTTACTTTTTCAGCAACAACAAACGCTTTCACAACTAGCGATTTTGTTGAGAGAGTTGATGTTATACCTGAAATTTCAATTGTAGATAAAGATGCAAGTGAGAATTTTGAAGCCTTGACTTTTGTTAGGAGCATTGTTGATTTCACAAATTCAGAAGTTGAAGATGAATATACTTTTACCACAGGAACACCAAATGAAGATGTTACTGTTAAATTGGTATTATCAAGGGAAGATAATACACTTGATGTTTTTGCAAAAAGATTAGGAGTAGTTTTAACCACTTAATATGAAAAAAATAATACACAAATCGGGCGCCCACGAATTTATACCTGATGAAAAAGAACAGGTAAGCAAAG